TCATAAGCTGCAACATCTTCAGGACGGGTCATCACTTCACCACGCTCATTCACCCGCATGGTGTCAGGACCTTCCAAATCCAAAGGCATTTGGCGCCGAGTTGATAGACCTCCACCCACATCACCCTCAATGGCACCGCGCTCAGCAGCATTGATAGGCGAGGCAATTGGACCAGTAATTTCATCCTTCAAGAACAAATCCCCTTGTGTACCAACAGGGACTTCCTTCTCCAAGACAGGCTTAGCGGTATCAGGATCAAACTGAAGCTTGGCCATTGACCCTGCTCGCTCACCCTGACGTTTAAATTCTTTAGCTGCACGATTGGCAGCAAGACCACCTTCAAGTTCTGCCATCATGGGCATAATGGGAATGAGTTGTTCCATTCCCTTACCCACTAATTCAGAATACTCCTGACCTTTCTTAGTACGAGGTTGATATGTGAGTTCCGAAGCTTGACGCGATGCTTCTTGTTCAACAGCTTTCAGTTGCTCATCAGTACCAACACCGTGTTTATGAATACCTGCAATGGTGCCTGAGAGAGTCCCCAATCCACCACCAAAAATACCAGTGCCTAGATTGAGGGCTGCTTCTCCAACACCCTTTACATAATCCATCAGAGATTCAGGAGCTTCTTCCTCCACTGGCTTAGCGGAGCCTTCGTCAAACAGCTTAGCAGTGGACGGATCAAACGGCATAATTTCTCCTTAGTGTGGAATACCGGAACCACCAATTGGTTCCCATTTACCATTCCGGAAACGAGCTTTATTGCCACTCGCATCCTGATAGATTTTACCTTCTTCAAACTTCTGTTGTGTGACAGGTTTAGCACCGGGCATGGAATTGGACACAGCCTGTTCCACACGCTGTTGGGCAGTAGTTGGAGTGCCACCAGACATCACAGCAGGAGCGGTGTCAGGAACACGTACAGCACCATTAGCCAACATAGCACGCTGTACATACTCATTAGCCTCTTGTGCAGTCCATTCCCCATCTGCAACCTTCTCACGAGCAATGCGGGTGATATAGTTGGCAAAGGTTTCTTTTCCATTACCATCAGCACCACCTGCTCCACGAGCATTAGCAGCTTGTAGACGGCTATCCGCCGCAATGCGGGCAGCCTCTAGTGTAGTGGCATTGTTACCCCGTGCAATTTCCCTCTGTGTGTCACGCTGCAATACCTCACGTGCCATAGCAGCATCATCACCTTGCTTTTGCTTCCTAGCCAAATCACTTTGCTCATAGAGCTTAGTGGAATAATCAGTTAGGGTTTTAGGAAGCTCTGCTGGATCAATAGACATCAAATGCCCAAGCATTGGATCATCATCACCAATACCATAGGCGCTTGCCATCTGACGAATTGCAGCAGGCCGAGCAGCAGCAGGGATGCTTTCCATCATTGCACCCATCTTACCAAACGCGGCTGCACCACGAGTGTACTTAGCAACCTTAGCTTCATCTGCATCGTTCTGATATTTCAGACGTTGAGCAGCAATTGCATCCGGCTGTAGGGCTTCTGTAGCCTGATTGGCCAACTGACGTTGGCGCGTAATCTCTTGAGTGTTAGCAATGTCAGCAGCAATCTTGTCACGTTCAGCTTCTTGATTGAACTGCTGTTGGGCCATTTGCTGGCCCATAAACAGACCAGAGAGGCCCTCACCACCAACACCAAACGAATTAATATCGAGTGGCATAATTAGCCTCCATTTTGATTCCAGCCGGGGGAATAGCCCCCAAGGTAAGGATTGTAGTCACCAAGTTTTCCAGAGATTCCTTGGAAATAGTCACGGGCTGCTGAGTATTGGTCATCGGTGTACCCACCAAGTCCCTTTGTAGCATCCTGTGTAGGATTCCCATAAGTTGCTTTCATATAGGCTGCAAGAGGTCCAGTATCATACTGATAATAGATGTTATCCATGTCTTGGCTTTGACGCTGACCTTGATATTTGTTATTTGCCTGATCCCAATAGCTTTGCATTTCAGGCGAAAGCCAGTCGTTAAACGATCCAAGGGATTTGTACAGCGGATTGCCTTCAAAGGTATAGCTTGCAGCTTGATTGGCATAATCATTGGCACGATCACGTGCGGAATATGCTGGACCGTCCTCTGGACCGAAGATGCCATTGAGCATCCCACCAATTGCCAGAGCAAACGGAAGAGCAACAAGACTAGCAGCACCTGCACCACCTAAACCAGCGGCTCCGGCGCCAGCCTCACCACCTGCCGCCCCCGCTCCTGCGCCGCCAAACAGACCTGATGCACCAGCGGTTGATCCTGCACCCAATCCAGCTTCTGTAGCGGCGGCTCCATAGGACGGGAGGAACCCCGACCCACCAAGGAAACCAAGAGCATCTGCCCCACCAACACTGCCACCCAATGCACCAGAGCTTAGGCCACCCCCAAGGGCTGCGCCAGCACCTTCTAATCCTTGAGCGGCAGCAAGTTCGCCAGCACTTCCAGTACCATAACCAGAGAAGATACCTTGTCCTTGTGGCCCACCGGCTTCAGAATAACCCGGTAGTTGTCCTTCTGTACCTCCTAACAAACTATATGTGCCAGGATCAATAGTGGGAGTAGCACCAATAGCCGAATCCGCCCCTCCAAGGCTAGCAGCAGCAACATCAGGCATAGCTCCGGGGAACAAAGTGTCTGCTAGATATTCTGCTGCCCTCGACGTGCCCGGAGGGGTCTTAAAATTTCCGTTCTTGTCTTTGAAGCTGAATAGTTGACCAAGACTGCCCATCAAACCCCCATAGGGAGAGCGATTAGCTCCTGCCAGAAGTTGTTGATACTGTGGACTGTTCAATACACCAGCTTGATTGCGAGACAACGCCGCAGCCAATTCAGTTTCACGAGTGCCGTATTGACTACGACGTCCTGCGGCAGCATCCCGACGTTCAAGTTGCTGCCGAAGTTGCTGAGCATATGGGCTGTTGGGGCTAAACAGATCAACCAGTTGTTGTGCGGTTTGTCCATTCTGTGCAGCAAAGTTACGAGAACGGCCCACGCTGTCCAAACCATTAATCAAACTTAAACCACCTTGGACAAAAGGAGAGACAGTTTTCATCCCCGATTGGAGAGTGTCAAAGCCCCCTTTAAGAGTATCAAAGGTGTCACTATTAAAAATGTCACCAAGCCAATCAAACATAATAATTCCTTATGTTAGTGTAACGGATTTAAATGTGCCACCATCATTTACCCAAAGTTTAACAACCCCACTAGTTGTATTCTTGTAAATAGCCCCAAAGCCTGCTGGAATGTCAGCAGCAACTGGATCAGTTGTTTTGGTTCTTAGTGGAAGTCTGCCAGCCTGCAGGGCTGTGTATTCAGCTAAAGTCAAGTGATAATATTGTCCAGCAGTACCACCTTGCAGACCAGACAAATTATTGTGAGGACCAGAAGTCAGAGAACTCCATTGAGCCAAAGTTAAATGGTAGTGTTCTCCAGCAGCGCCCCCTTGAATACTAGTGAGAGATTCATGATTTCGGTTTTGAATATCAGCAATATTACTGCCAGAAAAATCAATAACACTCCATGGAATACTACCACTTTGTGAAATGTAGTCCCTAAGTTGCCGATACCAATCTAACCAAGCATAAGAACCGTCTGGGGATTTAGTCGGTGGTGGGGGAAGTGCATTAGCCATTAACTAACTCCCATATCCAAATCCATTTCACAGGCTTCCAGTCTTACCGGCACAGCGTCGGTGTGTGTAAACCGCAATGCCCGACGAGTAAACCGACCACACCGCCTAGTCCATGGATAATTTGTAGACAGTGGAAGGGCTCTTTGGGGAGACCACGTACGATAATCATCATCAGACCATTCCAAATACATAGTGGATGTGGTATCTAGAGGCCAATCACCTGCCACAGCAATTTTACTACATCCTTTCCGTTTCAAACTGTCAAAGTCTAGGCGGAGGGTAGGAAACTGCATTTTAATATTGGCATTAATATCTTGGTAAGCTGTCTCATTCATTTCCATCAACAGACCACCATCCTTGCTTTGCAGCAAGGGATAGCCACTATTAGAGTCAGCCCCAAACCGTCCCATAAAGACCGTCTGTGTTTCTCCCACTGTGGTAGACCATTCACTCCAAAGTTTGCTATCACAGTCAAGTACAAATGTCCTATCAGCAGAAGGAATGTTAAGGATGTAGAATTTATGTCCACCAACTCGAATGCACATAGCATTGACAGTAGAAATTGAAGATGCAGGAACAGCATTAAGAACTAGACGAACAGCTTCTGTACCTACTTCCTCAGCCTTAAACCCCTCTACCATCCACACTGTATAGCCACCATTACCGGTATCTCCAACAAGAATAACTTCTTTCTCAGTTTGTACCACACTATCTGGTGCTGGAGTTCCAAATTGCTGTACAGCAGATTCATTTCGTGCGAGAGGACTTCCAGTGGCAGTACCTGCATCAAAGAAGAATTCCATACTGCCTTGGCCAACAGCAATGATATAGTTATTGTTTTTAGTCAGAGCAGTGATATAGTCTGGGTACATTTCAGCAGTGATGAAGTTGCCGGGAGTCCATGAAAAGGGATCATCCAAATCACTGTTATAAATGTCTGCCGTATTGGCCTTCGCCACAAAGACATATCCATCCATTGATTGCGGGTAGGGCAGATGGGGTGTAGGAAAGTCAGGATCAGTAATTTGAGTAAGAACATTACTCACTGGATCAATGACAAAACCAAACACACCAGTCAGCATAATTACCTGAACAGTAGTGGATAGATGGACTGTGAAGCCCACCGCTGTATCCCAACTTCCCGGAATGGCTGTACTGATAATGGAAAGTGTTGTGCCATTCCATGAATAAAGCTCATTCCCCCACACCACAAAATGTTTTCCGGTAGTGGGTTCGTAAACAATACCACGAGACGGTAGTACAGCCACCGCCTTTTGTGTCAGCCCTTGGCGTTTCTTTACATAAAACTTCTTCGCATCGGAAACTTGAGCCTTGATTTGTTCTACATAGCAATTAAGCAGACGCTGATCTTTAAGGGCATCTGTGCCATTCCGTTGCAGGGCTTGTCCCACCAACGGGAACCTTTTGGTGTCATAAGTATCTTGCGTCGGAGTTTTTGTAAAAGCCACAATTAACCTCCTGTGTTTTGCATATCCCCAATCATCACCCAGTCTGGCATGAAGCGAATAGAACCTTCTTCTGTGCCGAAACTAAGGGCAGCCATTTTGGATTGATCCCGTTGTTTTTCCAGACGAGCCTGATCTTGAAGTGACAGGCCATACTCAGGGGCTAGATCAGTTGCCAGAGCGTAGATGAGAGCCCGAGTGAAATAGCTAGGAAAGTCCGGTGTATCTGTTGCTGCATCAAAGTCTTCAAATGGACGTTGATAGGTCAGTTCAATAGTAAAGTTGGATGCAGTGGTTGTATCAGGAATTGGCCAAAACCGAAGAGTCCCTTCATTAATTCTAGGTTGGTAATAAATCTGCACAGGGATACCAGTGGTGCTTTGGAAGTTGGATAGCAACTTGAAATCATAATCGGTGTAGATATTCAAAGGAACCCGAGTACCGCCAATGGTATCAACACGAATTGCCTGAGTAAGTTTAAGAGGAGCTGGTGTATTTACTGTCAGCCCCACTCCGAGTAGATAATCTTGCTGTCCAGCAACCAAAGGCATTGTATAGGTTTTCATTGCCCACACTGGCATTCCATCAGTACGCCATTCTGCGACAATAGCATTGAGTGCTTCAGCCGCTTCTGCAATATCGGTGGCATCCGGAACTTCACCTTTGACAAACCCCACCTTACGTAGAGCTGCCTTGATAACTTCGTCCCGCTGTAGTTGCCACGTGGTGTCGCCACTCGTTGCCATAAATATCCTTATGCGTTTGCGTTATAACTAATCTTTAGATGGAGTGTCCCACCACCACCAGGAACAGCAATAGGAGATTCAACCCCACTGGTGCTTACCTGAATAACCGAAATGTCTGTGCCAGTGCCGTTAAAATAGGCATAGATTACTGGCCCGACATATGTAATTGGTTGCACCAAGATAACTTGACCAATGCGGCGAAAACTGGATGCTGGAGGAGCAAATCCCGCAGGAATGCCTCTAATCACCATAGTTCCTGTGCCAGTATGCGCAGTCCAACCAATGGAAAGATTAACATCAATTTGACCACCTTGTAGAGAAATCTGCCCAGCTTGTACTGTGTAAGTACCAGTACCCACTGTGCTGCTCCCAGCAATAAGTGGAGTAAAACTCTGAACAGTACGTCCACCTTGATTTGCAGCACCAATAGTTGCTGACAAAATACCAAATGGAGTATTCAAGCCAGCATTACTACCATTAACAAAATAATTAAAATTGGCGTTGGTATTATCAACATTCATCAAACCGGTTGATCTTGCACCACTACCCATAGTCGGATTGATGATGGAACAACTATCTGTACCACTCAATAGATAGGCTTGAATCCCTACATTACCCCAATGGTTGTTATTTTCATACCGACTTTGGAATGCTCCAATACCATGAATATCAGCAAGGGCACAGTTTTCAAAATACACTTCGGAAACGGTAGTGCCATAGCCACTATCTGTAACACCCTTACTAAAACCTTGAATATATCCACCACGAATTGTAGTGCCAAGATTCGAGCCACCACTTGCAATCTGAACCCCGATACCGTCTCCGGCACCACCAACTCCAGATCCATTATCAAATTGTGGAGTGTCAATGACAGTGGAACTGTTGTTAGCTCGCATGTCCATTGGATTCTTACATGCTTCTGCTACCGGGTTGATGATTTGCAGACCAAAACAACCATTACGCCCAATGAAGCCAGTATCCATGTTGTGAAACTTAGGATTGAATAGGCTACCAAAAAGACGCATATTCGTCATGTCCATGCCCACAAATCCAGTCTTTCCGTTACCATCGAAATGAGGGCTAAGGAAGCGAACGTAATAGGCAGACACAGTGGACTTCACTGCTGTGATGTTGTTTGCCAGAGGAATGATACGAGCATTACGTTGGAATACAACATCCAAAGTATTGAGAGGAGGAACAAGAGTTCCACTAATAGCCGCATCGCCATCATTGTGGATGATGCACTTTACACCGCTGCTCCATGCAGCTTGAATCCGTGCCAAGTCATCCGTAGTACCATCTACTTTTGCACCAAACTGTCGAATGGTTACAGAGCCATCATAAAGCAGCTTCCAACGGGAGTTGGAAAGACCAACAATAACTGTACCACCATTATCAGTAGAAGTGGTGTCCGAGGCATCATACCAATACACCCCATCCCCATGATCTCCCGCAGTGTAATAACCCTGAGTGCGTACAGTTTGGGAAGTGGTTGGATCGACCAACCGAAGAGCGGCAATGTTAGTTACAGTGAGGTCGAACGTGCGACTAAGCAGTGCTTTTACACTATCGTTGATGCCATTCAGCCAAGGGGAAGTAATTACTGTTCCCGGTACAAATTGTTGGTCGATAAAAGGGTCAGCCATTACGTAATCCTTTTCTGAATTAGATCCTCCAATTTGTCGAATCTATGATTAATTTCCACTTTGAGTTCACGAATGTCATCTTTATGGACATATTCTTCTCGTGTAGTCTGTAGTTTTACTTCCAAATTTTCAACACGCCTAATTGCGGATTTATAAAGATACCAGAGAACAGTCATTAGAATGCCCCCCAGCCCTTGAAATAGATAAATGATAAACTGTTCCACTTATGCGCCCCCATTTTTTACTCCCTTAACTTTCTCGTAGGAACGATAAGCGCCCAAACCAAGCATACCGGTAAGGTTGACCATCAATACCTCAATAGGCATTTCTGGCATGACAGGCGGATGGCCAATGATTAACGAGACTACAGTAGAAATACAAGGGAAAATAATTACCTGTAAGGCCAAACCAGCCCCACATACCCATCCAATAAAAGGCCGCCATCCTGCGACAAACACATGGTCGGAGCCTGCTTCTACTTTGTTAATGTCTGCTTGCATCTGTTGCTCTTGCAAAGCAGCATCAATTTTTTTAAATTCTTCAGCTTGTTTAATATTCATCATTTCAAGCTGTGCGCGAGCTTTAGCTTCCGGATCAGGGATAAATTTGTCGATGATCTTAAGGCCAGTCGCAATGATGTCATCCAATCCGAAAGCCATGCTATCTCCTTAGCGTACCCGACGCGCCCTCAAAATACCTGTACCTGTAATAGTGCCTCCCGAATGTGTTGCATTAGCAATTAGGAAGACAGTAGTAGTAGAGGCTAGAGAGAAACGTCTGGTCGTTGAATCACAAGTGACTCCTGTTCCGGGTGGGATGCTTACATTACCCGAATGGTTATATAATGGAACAGCCGGTAGTGTTGCACTAGTAGTGTTTAAACCCACAATAACTGCGGTAGCTGTATCACCAGCACTTGTTAGAAAAAACACATTTCCATAGACATCCCAATCCCCAGCAGTTAGGCTTAGAGAAGTAATGTTGGTACTTGTTGCAGTGGTTAGACCAATAGCTCCAGAAGTAACTTCACTATATTCCCCAATACTACCAGCATTAGCATTATTATTTGTAGTTGTTCCAACAATACCCGCTGTTTGGCTAGGAGTAATAGTAGATGTGAATGTTACATTACCACTGTAAGTAGGAGTACCACTAAATGTACCTGACAATGCACCAGCAGTTATGGTTGGACTTGTAAGAGTCTTATTTGTAAGAGTATCTGTTGTTGCACGTCCTATCAGAGTGTCAGTGGTTGTTGGCAACGTCAAAGTGCCCGTATTAACAATGGTGCTAAAGATTGGAGCAGTGAGTGTCTTGTTGGTTAGTGTTTGAGATGCACTCACAGTGACAATATTAGCTCCACCGATGGTCCCACTACCAGCAGCAATTGACCCTGTAACGGTTAAACTGCCTGTTGCGGTCACCACACCAGTGAAGGTTGGAGTGTCGAACAAAACAGTAATTGGTACTTGGGTATCCGTAAATGCCCCAGTACCGGAATAAGGAACACCATACAACCGTGTAGTGTAATTAAGTACGGTTTGTGGTGTAAAATCTGTTAGTTTTTTCGTACCCATTATTCCACCATAGTGTAAAAATAGTCACCACCCATGGTAAGAATGGTGTCGTTAGATTGAGCAAGGAACAAATTAACCTTCGGAGGCCAAGTTGTATCTGCTTGGGCACAATCTGCCGTGCCAACATCGGCAACACCTTGTGAGGTGAACACCGTGCAATAGGGAATGAACACATCCGGAGTTTCCGGGCGGCTCCAAGGGACGGCCTGCCTATCAGGGACAGACCTGAGGAAATCTTGTGGGTGACGGGGCTCATAGTCATGAGGACAAACCATAAGCCCGTCCCATCTCTTTTTGATAGAGCTAGATTTCCATTTTTGTCCACAGACATCACATACAGCGTTCCACTGTCCGGGAACAAATCTAACTCCATTCTCTGCCATTACACTCTCTCCTCCCATTCAATTGCATAGACCAATTGTGCAGCATCATTGACAGTTAGGCCCCCGGTTAGGGTGCTAAATCTAATGTAATAGGTGCCTGCTGGTAGACCACGGCCATCCGGAAGAATCCCCGATACATTTGATGCTTGAGCGTTTTGTGCTGAGGTTCGTACCAAAATTAAATCTACTGCTGTACCACCTGTAAAACTACCACCTGTATCCACTGTTACTTGAGGAGTGTAGAAAGGTTGTGGCCGTTCTGACATTCTGTTTACACCAATAACAGGTAGAGAAGTCCAACTACCTGATGGTGTAGCACCAGTGAAAATCTCGGCGCGAACGGCGCCTTGTGTTAGAGTGAGCGTTTGGCTCAGCAGAATAAAATCAACAGGGCTTGTGAATCTAGCAGATACTGCTGGTCCTGCTGTTGGAATAACTGATTCTAGATAAGAACGAAAGACTCGACCAGCAAAGAAACCAGTCGAGCCATCATCCACCCTAATACGTTGACTTGGTCCTGCCTTATCAGTTACGATAATTTTAGGGAAATCAACTAGAGGCATATTATCCCTGACCCGAAGCTTGTAGGAAGGTTGCAGTGACGCTACCACTCGTGTAGGCGGTCACTGTCAATCGAACTGCTGCACATGGAGTTACAATAGAACCATCGAAGTTTGCCGTCTTACCAGTAATGGTAGCATGGTCAAACCACGTAGGAACGACGGTAGGGTCATAAATGTCATCATAGGTGTATTGAATCTTGTAAGTGAGGGTACCCCCACCATTCACTACACATCCGATACCAATATTAAACACCTGTGCCCGATAATCAACGGGAATCGCCGCCGAAGAACCTGCTGAACCCGCTGTAATAGTTTGACGGCGCATTTCTTCTCCTTAACGAACGTATTGCACTTCTACAAACCACGGACCGCCTGCACTTGAGGCGGCGCCAGTTTCTGCATATTGTGCAAAAATCTGTAGATCACCAAGAAGAGGCAAAGGCTCAATATTAGGAAGAGCAGACATTTGAATAGCGCCAGTAGTTGCACCACCCGTCAGCAAGTTCACCGAACCAGTTGAAATGGTACCGGTATTATTGTTAACGTTAATGGTAAGAGTGGCAGTGGTACCAGCATTCGAATTGCTAGAACCAAACAATTTCACCGACGTAATCGACGCATCAGCAGGAATAACTGCTTTCAGAGTAGATGCCGTATTGCTTCGCGTTACCTGAAACACCTTAATTTGAAGGTCTTTCGCAGCAGGAATCAGGACGGTCGGGCCGGTGGAACTGATGACATTCACATCAGTGAGTTTGATACCCATAAAAATTCTCCAAATAAAAAGGGGGCACAAAGGCCCCCATTGTATTAAGCGCCCGGGCTTCCGTAGACCCCACGCGGGTCGGTAACACCAAACGAATAACGGCTATATGCCTTGAACTTAGCGTTCTCGGTATCAAAGTCGTTGTCCATATTGAACTCATCACCAACACGTTCAAAATACTTCACCGAGTTCGGCACATTCGTGCGAATGAACCATGCATCCGGATCAGTGAGGTAATGGTTAACAGTGTAACCCTTACGGAACTTGTTCATGTTGTTGATGGCGTTGATATCGTTGTTATCGGTACCAACACGACCTTGCGACTTGAGAATACGAGCCGCTTCGAAGTCAAGCTGCGGAGGGATAATCAGCAGTTCCGGGGTGACAGCGATACGCAGACCGCGATCATTCGTGAACAGCGAAATATCAATACACGCTTGTTCCAGAGCAGCTTCCGACAAGTCAGCAGCCGTTGCCAGAGTGTTCGACCACGTGCCACCAGCAAAGTTGGGGTGAGCCGAGTTAATCATCGACACACCGTCACCGTAGGTGGGACCACCAGTGAACGCGAGGTTATACACGTTCGCACCGATGATTTCCTTCGTTTGACGCATCGAGAATGCCAGACCTTGGGCCTTGCGTTGACCCACAACATCGTACAGGTCATCGTCCATGATTTCACGGGTGATGATAAACCCGAGAGCATAGACAACGTGACGATAGGTCGTGGTAAACGCTTGGTTCTCGCTATCGTATTCGATAGGAGCACCTTCTTCCTTAACCTTGGCAAGACCAAACGACGAAATACCAACGTCTTGTTCGTAGTTCTTACGAGACTGGAAAGTATCGAAGAGCTTCGTGTACTCGACGGGATATTCGTTATAGGCTTTACCATACCATGCGTTTACGCCGGGCCATAGGGCCTTGGCAAACGAGGAGGTATTAATTACACCAGCCATATTATATCTCCCTTAAAAATTAAACGCCAGCAGTGCCGGTACCACCGTTGTATTGGTGGTTATTAATCTTGACAAGCACCTTGTTGTTCACCGAGGTGTTATCATTATCCGGAGCCGGGTCCCAGCCAAGCACCTTAAACGTAGCCGTGGCACCACCACCAGTACCGCCGTTCAGGTCAAGCGTAGCGCCCGACAGGCCCGTGGTAGTGGACAGAGTACCGTTAGCGTGGTTGAAGTTGAGGCCAATGTTGGCCGCAGCCGGAGTACCGTTCGACGTCTGAGCAAGGAAGACCAGGTCGGTAGCATCGGCCACACGCACAACGCGCAGGGTCGAAGCCGCACGGAATTGCGGGGTGTTAAGAGCATCGGGAACGATGTCAAAGCCGACGATGACACCAACCACGGCATCACCAGCGGCAGCCCGCGTGACATTCTTATAAGTGTTAGTTTGGCCGCTCACCGTCACGTTGGACGAAGAAGCCAGAAGTTTTACCACATCGCCAACACCAAGGGCCGTAGCGTCCGAAGCAGGCACAGCATACGAAGTAAACTGACCATTATACGGGGCGCCGGTTTGGTGCTTAACGGGAGTAAAGCCGTTAATACGAGAAACGTTTGCCATTAAGAAACTCCAAA